TACCTGCAAAGAAAGTATGGAGTGGAAATAACCAGATGCAAGCCAAAGAAGTCCATCCCGTTATCCTGCAAAGAGTACGGCATACCGTTCCTGAGCAAGAGGGGGAGCGAGTATATATACAGACTCCAGTATCACGGCTTCGATTTTGCCAACGGAGACAGGAGCTTCGACGAGCTTTATGCAGAGTATCCGAAATGTAAATCCGCACTACAATGGTGGTGTAACGAGAACAAAGGAGGAGCACTTTGCATAAAGGACTACAAGTACCTGAAGGAGTTTCTTATACAGAATCCTCCGCAGTTCAAGATAGCGTCTAAGTGCTGTGATTACGCAAAGAAGGCTGTAGCCAAAAAAGCTGTAAAAGAGAATGGCGCAGACCTGAACATCACTGGCGTGAGAAAAGCTGAGGGAGGACAAAGGGCAATAGCATATAAGAGCTGTTTCCTGTCAAAAGATGATGAAGTTGACCTGTATATGCCGCTTTTCTGGTATAAGGACGACGACAAGAAGCAGTACGTGGAAGAAATGGGCATAGCGCACAGTAAGTGCTATACGGAATATGGCTTGCGAAGGACAGGATGCGCAGGATGCCCGTTCGGGAAGAAATTCGAAGATGAGCTTGAAGTGATTATGGAGTACGAGCCAAAGCTTTATAAGGCATGTATCAACATATTCGGGCTCAGCTATGAATATACAAGAAAGTTCAGGCAATTCCAGAAAGATATGAAGGAAAGAGAAAAGATGAATGTCTGATAGACAAGGAGCAAATGTAATGAGCAACAGGCAGGAGAAAATCGACTCTTTAAGGAGATATACAAACTTAATACAGAAACAGACTGGGAGAGTCGTAAGGCCGTACCGTCAGGACGGCTATGTGAATCTGCTCAACAAGTACGGAACGTCCAGAGATTTCTCTGAAAGGTATGAGTTCAAGCAGGAACCGCTTGTTCCGGATGAAATGCTCACAATGTACTACGAGGGCAACGGCCTGTTTGCGAAGATAATAGATGCTCCGGCCGAAGAAGCGATCAAGCACGGGTTTGAGCTCGATGGGCTGAAGGACCAGAAGCTGGAAGACTTCTACAAAGAAGCGCTTGACGAGCTTGACTGGGAAGAGAACGTTATGACGGCAGTAAAATGGGCAAGACTCTTCGGAGGCTCTATAGCAGTAATGCTGATAGACGACGGTGGAGCACTCGAAGAACCGCTCAACTGGCGAGAGATTAAGTCGATAGACGACATCCGCATTTATGACCGCTCTCTTATACAGCCGGACTACAACACGATGTTCACGTATGATCCAGAAGACCCGCTCGGCACGAGAGGGAGCAGACTTGGATTTCCTGAATTCTATAATGTCTACAGCAGGTACGGGACTTTCCGTGTGCATGATTCCAGATGTCTTGTATTCCAGAACGGGATACTTCCTGAGAATACGTCGAACTCGGTATACCAGATGTGGGGAATGCCTGAATACATCAGGCTCAGGAGGGCTATGCGTGATGCGGAAATAGCTCACGGGACAGCTCCAAAGATGCTCGACAGGGCGATACAGGCTGTGTATAAGATGAAGGACCTGTCTTCCGAACTTGCGACCGAAGAAGGCGAAGACAGGGTGCTGAGAAGGCTTCAGACCATTGATATGGCCAGAGGCCTCCTTAATTCCATCACGATAGACAGTGAGGGCGAGGATTACGACTTCAGGCAGTTTTCGTTTTCCGGTGTATCCGAGGTAATTGACACGACATGTAACTTCTTGTCCGCTTTGACTTCCATACCGCAGACGATTCTGTTTGGCAGGTCTCCAGCGGGGATGAACGCAACAGGAGAATCAGACCTAGAGAACTGGTACAACTATCTGGAACGCATCCAGAAAAGAATGGTCAAGAAGAACCTCAAGTACCTGCTTAGCGTAATCTTTCAGGCCGGAGTGAATGCGGGCGATATTGACGAGATACCTCCTACAAATATCGTGTTCAATCCGCTCTGGTCCCTGTCCGAACAGGAACAGGCATCACTCGAGCAGACAAAGGCCGCAACCGAAAAGACACAGGCCGATACGGCTATGATCTATGTGCAGATGCAAGCACTAGACCCGTCTGAAGTACGCAAGTCTCTTGCCAACAGTGATAAGTTCGATGTTGAGACCACACTGGACGAGTACACAGAAGAAGAACTGGAAGAAAACGACCCGGCAAACAAGCAACAGGCGATTGACCCTATGATGGGAGGCATGATGCCACCGGAAGGAGCTACAGAAGGAACAGAACAGGGAAATTCCGCAGAAATTCCACAGGAAATTCCACAGGAAATTCCAGAAAATCAGAAAAATCCTGAAACAGAGGAGAAAAACACAGACGAGGACACAGAAGAACCGATAGAGGACACTCTTAGGAACGCATGGCTCGGCATAACTCCACAAGAGCCGGAGGATACGTTGAGAAACGCTTTGCTCGGGAATACACCGGAAGAGGACATAACTGAGAAGGATTTCCGACCGGAAAAGCCAGTAGAAGAAGAACATGAAAAAGAGCCGTTGGAAGGGGACACGCTTAGAAATGCATGGCTTGGCAATACGCCTGAAGAGCCAGACGAGAGCGACCCGTATGATACTCTCAGAAATGCGTGGCTCGGCGTTTATCCGAACGGAGAAAAGACGAGGGGGAAGAAGAACCTCACAATGTCATCCAATCCGCTCAAGTACGAATACAGGGCGGCTGGCAAAGATGACCTGAAAGCTCATTACACGAGCGAAATTGTTGGTGCTGATGGAAAAACATACAAAGCATTCGTTGGAAAAGATTATCAGGAGTATGGGAGAAGGATTCGTGCAGAATCCAGGCAGGATTCGGGAACAAAAGGTGCAGTCGGCGTGTATGTCGTAAAGGACGGGAAGATTCTTACCGGAATCAGGGGACACGGCGATGGCGAGTATCTCATGTGTGGGCCGGGAGGCCACATTGAAGACGGGGAGACAGCCGGACAAGCCGCCATCCGTGAAACTCAGGAAGAGTTCGGAATAACCCCGATGGAGCTCATACCTATAGGCAAAGGAGATAAACAGTCAAATGGCCTTCAGCCAGACATCTTCCTGTGCGTAAGATATGAGGGGATTCCGAAGTGCGACGAAAATGAGATGCATCAGGCACGCTTTACTGCGATAGAAGAGATAGAAAACTCAGACAGACTGTTCCCGCCATTTAAGGCAGGAGTGAATCTTATACTAAAAAAAATATGCAAATGAGAGCAGGGTAAAAGCCCTGCTTTTTTAATGGAGAAAAGCAATGGATGATGTATTGATGAAGGTTTCTTTGATTCGGATACGGAAATCAATCAGGCAGAGAAGGTTTGACGAGAAAACGGATAAGAACGATGGAGGACCCGGCTCTGGCAACTGGGGGCATGCGGGCCGGCCCGGAGAACGAGGAGGAAGTGCTGAAGGCGGAGGCGTTCATAACAGGTTCACAGAGAAAAACGGCATGTTCAGCTCCAATGCAAAAAGAGCGGCACTTGGCAAAGAGCATGACATGACTGACAAAGACATCGACCTTCTGAAAGAACCCGAAGCTGGGACGAAGGTCTTCGTGCTCAAGAAAAATCCAGACTCCAAAGCAAATATAGACCCGAAGGGCGAAACATTTACATGGAGCGAAGAGCATAAAGCATTCATTGCTGAAGACAATTCGGTATATGAGCCAGAGAAAGGAGACAGAGTACGCGTCTTTGTTCCTGCGAAAGACCTGAAGGGAGAAAGCGAGAAGAAAACTCCTACTCATGAAGAGCTGAAAGAGCGGTTCGACAATGCGTATGTTACAAATGACAGCAATGAGGCACAGGACAGGTTCATAAAGAGCGCAGGAGATATATGGAAAACCTGTAATAATGACGAAAAGATAGCTCTTCATAATTATACAGATGAGTATTTCATTCCAATCAACGAGGCACTTAGAGAAGGATACAGCGACGAAGATTGGGATAAAACTATCAAAGACATGACAGGCGTGCTTGATAGATGCTCCTTGCAGGAAGACACGATTCTAAGCCGTGGAATAAATGTCAGAGATGCCGCTACGATGTTCAATGTACCACAGAATCTTCTTGAAGATCCGGACTATGACGGAAAAGACCTTATCGGTGTCACGGGAACAGATGATGGATTCGGAAGCTGTGGGACATCAATTGGTACTGGATTCACATACAAGAAGGTACAGCTCAGAATCCTTGCTCCCAAAGGCACTAAGGCACTGTATGCGGAACCGTGGTCTGCCAACGGGAACGGACAAGGAAAATATTGGGATGGAGAAAGCAAGGTTGACTATCCATCTGAAGAAAACGAAACCATCCTACAGCGTGGTACGACATACCAGATAATGGGGGTGGAAAGAAAAGGCTTTGGTAAAATCGTGTTTAAAGTGGCGATAGTGAACCAAAGCTATGATAACTCTGAATATAACAAAGCGATAAAGAAAAAGTCCGAATAACATATAAATAAGATGCATATATGAATATTTAAGTAAAATAATACTTGACAAATATGCAGAAATATGCTAATATAATATAAAGATAAATAAACATACAGCAAATAAAAGAGGAGGGTAATATGGCAGATAAAAACCCTAGATTTGAAGATGGAACAGTAAGTGCACTGAGATTTCCTGACAAGATGATGTGTAAAGACTGCGCTTTCAGGGCCGAAGATGTTGCAGGAGGGCAGATTTCCGGCGCAACCCTCGGGAGGTGTTTTGCATACAAGACAAAGCCGCTCGGGATTCTCCTTGACGGGAAGGAGTGTGCATACTACCTCAAAGAGAATGAAAAAGAAGAGTGATGTTTAAAGCAGGGTAAGCACCCTGCTTTTTTGATGCAGAGAAGGAGGCGCGGATGACCACGCAAGAATTCGACAAAGCGGTAGCGGCATTCGTGCTTGCATACCGTACTGGCGATTTAAGAGCCGATGATGAAGGATGGATAACGGTTAACGGGACTCATGTGCTGTTGAACGAAAGCGGCAAGGCGCAGAGTGGTGGCGGACTCAAAGGAAAAACATTCGCAACTGCGAAAAGCACAAAAAGAGGAGAAAAAGGGATAGACGCTCTCAACACGAGGGTGAAAGAGTCGTACGGAAAAGGTTCGTACACCGACACGCTCAAAGAAATCCGCAATTCAGCAAAAGAATTGCCTGTAGGCGGGAAAATCAATATAGGAAATACCGCTTTTGAAAAGGTCGGAGAAAACGAATACAAATATGAGTGGAATCCTGAAGCACACCCCGGAGAATACGCTACAGTTACCGAAAACTATGTCGTAAACAGCTGTGACCCACATGATGTGGATAAAGCCCCGACATTTGAAAAAGGCTCAGATTTACCAAAGAGTGGGTCAGAGAAAGCTGAAGAGCCGGACAAAGAAAACGGAATGAAACTGTATCAGAAGTTCATAGAAGGAGGCTCTTCTGAAGTCCATAAAGCACTCGGAGTGGACATGCTCGGCGGTGGAAAGTACGACCCTGAAGCGGTTGACGAGAAAGCCGCAAGAGATATTGATACGGTATTCACCCCATCGTCTGGTGCAAAGCCTTTGTACAAAGGGCTCCCAATGACGCAGGAAGAGATCGATGACATAAAGAATGGAAAAGCATTTTTAAACCCAACGATCAGCTCAACGTCTTCGGATGTAAATACAGCAAGGGACTATGCGTCTAATGCGTATGAAACCGAGGACCAAATCCCTGTAGTGATGAAAATCAAGGTCGAAGATGGTACTCCTGTTGCGGATGCACGTCAGCTTCTTGGCAACTCTGGAATGAAAGGATATGAGAAAGAGACAACAGTAGGAAGAAACACTGAATGGAAGTACGGGAAAGTAAAAAACGTAGGAGATGATGACGACCCATTTTATGAAGTAGAAGTCACTGTAAGTCCAACTCAAGAGAAGAAAAAAGCAAAAGACGGGAGATATGACTCCGCCTATGATGAGTGGCTTGAAGAGAATCTTGACAAATTCGAAGACGATGACGCAGAAAGAGACTTTGCGCAGTGGAAAGATGGCAACGGGGCAAAGCCGAGAGATTGCGACAGCTTCGATGAAGTTGAAGATATGTGGACAGAATACAAAAGAAAACTAATGGACAGGAGAACGGACTCTGACGGAGATGCGTTTCTCCGAAAGGATGACTGCAATGATACTGCGCCAGAGAAAGAAAGTGCTTTTCTGCAAAAAGACGATGAAGGCAACATTTGGGCAATACGTGGACGAGAAGTCATCGGTGAAGTTTCTGAAGACGACCTTGCAAAAGGCGGATTCCAGACTGATGAAGGATGGATTACCATCAACGGCACTCATATACTTACCGACAAAGAAGGTAATTTGACGGGAAAGGTCGGAGAGAAAATAAATGAGACTTCGGAAAGCTCTGGAGAAAAGAGCAGTGAGCCGAAGCTCTCAGGTGAGATGACTCCGAAGCAGACAGGATATGACCTCGACCTCAATGATGGCTTTCAGGACTTCGTGAGAAAGAACATGGGGAACAGGAGAAACCCCAGACTGCTGTATGATTTCTACAACAGTGCTGAAAAAGAGGGCAAGGACGGCAAAGAAGAAGTAAAGGATGAATATTACAAGACTCGGCTTTCGATGTGCACTAAGGGCCTGAAGGAGATAAGCAAGGATGAAGCTGATGAAATTCTTTATGACAATCTCCATCAGGGCACGGTTCAGGCATGGTTCAGGGAGTACAACCACGAAGCAAAGGATGCATTGATCGCACAGATGACCAGAAGTCCGGAAGTGCACAATGCCGCACTGAACATCATGTACGACAACTACAAATACCAGTGCAAGGATGAAGGGAAAGACCCTCTGCCGTATAACAAATTCCTCGTCACTCCTATAAAGATGTACAGAGGAGGAAGTGGAAAAGAATATGATAAAGCTGGTACGTTCTCCTCGTACACATTCGACAAAAAGGTAGCCGAGAAGTTCACTGGCAGTGATGTTGGACAGGGAGCGAGCTATGACCCCAATGGCGTGGTTTACGAAGCAGAAATCCGCCCGATAGATACATACGGGAGCGTATTCTCTAACGGCGAGGCAGAGATATGCGTTCCTAGGATGATAGCTCCAAACAAGAATCGGGACAGTGCTTTCGATTCAAGAGGACCGAAAAAGCGGATATTTGCGCGGCGTGAAAAGAAAATGATAGCTCCAAAAGAGCTCATAGCGTCTATGTGGGTATGCGCAAATAAATATATATCGGAAAAATTACTTGACAAAGTAGCAAATAGTGATATAATAAATATAAATAAAAAACAAAGAACAGATGCTGGACCTGTGGAATGGATAACGCTTGAGAATGGAGAGCACATTCCACTTAATGAAAGCGGGGCGGCAATCGGAGGAGCCGGAGGATGGGCTAAAGGAAAAGACTTCTCGTCGGCAGAAAGTTCCAAGCAGAAGAAGGAGAAGCTCCGTAAGAAGCGTCAGGTGCACGAACACAAGAAGCGTGTTTACCCGACAAGCAAAACGACTCCCGACACAGAGAACGAAAAAGAAGCCGTTGTTGGGAAGGCTCCTGATCCGGTAGAAAAAGCAAAGCCGGAGAAAGAGAAGCCGGAAGAAAAGAAAGAGCAGACGAAGAAAGCCACTGAAGCTGAAGAGAGCAAAGAGACAAAGACAGAGGAAAACAGAGAGTCAACGGAGAAGACCGCTGAACATGAAGTAGGTACTGTTGAGAAGCCTTCCGCAAAAGGAGAGAACGTCCCATGCACAGGCTTCAGGAGTAAAGGGGCCGCAATAAGGCACAGGAAGCATATGCCGGAGTTCGGATTCGAGACGGATGAAGAATATGCCAAAGCCGCAATTAACTTCATCAAACAGCCAGTTGGCGGTGATATTGATGGATACAAGCGGTCTAACGGCCAGATAGTAAGGTTCAACAGAAAGACCGGAGAAATGGGAATAGGAGTACCCGGAAGAGAGGTTGTGACTTACTATAAAGCAAAGTTCAATAAAGAGCTTGGAAAGTCGAACATAGAGATTGCAAATAGGTACTTCGATAGCAGAAAGAAGGAAGAAGAATATGAAGATGATGACAAATAAGCCCCACAAATGCCCTGTATGTGGTAAAACAGAATTCCCTTATGAAGGTTCTTTCGAGGTGTGCGAAGTTTGCGGATGGGAAGACGACGATTATCAGGAGAGGCATCCTGACGAGGACGGCGGGGCTAACGAAATGAGCCTGAACGAATACAAGGCAAAGTACGAAGCGGGCTGGAGGGCAGACTGGCTGGACGATATGACAGAAAGCAAAGAGCAGTAATCACTGCTCTTTTTTGATGGAGGAGAGAAATCAGGAGAGAGAATGGGACCAGAAGGACTCGGGAACGAAAAGGAAGAGAATTCATACTTTGAACAGTTTTCGAAGGAATGGGATAATGCCAGAATGACTGTACTGCGGCATTTCGATAAGTGGAACGATTCTGACAGTGATAAAACCGCTCAGGAGGCCACAGGGAGCGTTTCAAATGATAGCTAACACAATCTACCAACCCATTGCCAAAAAGCCCGTACAGCCAAAAATGAGAGGCCACAAGAGGGGGAGGTACGCACCGAGGTATCCATCCACGGCTGAAAGAGAATACAGGCGGATAAACAGGGCGTATGTGAATGTACTTAGTCGGTCGATGAAGAGACATCTGCCAGAAGTAATGAAAGCATACAGGCGGGAAATGAGAAAAGATAGCCGTGAGGACGGGATATTCGATTTTCTCGCCATGGTGCACAGCGTAATATTGATTGTCGCCTCTGAGATAAGCATTGCTCTTGAAGAACTGGACATGCAACAGAAGGTGGAGAATATCGCCAGAATGGTGCAGGGACGTTCTGTCACAGAGTGGATAGCGGCTGTAAAGAATACGTTTGGCGTAGATCTTCTTCCGAGCTATTACAAAGGCGATACGTATGAACAGGTCATAAAGCAGTGGATAGCTAAGAACTTCTCTTACCTTCAAGGTATGCCCATGGATGCCCTGCTTTCCATAGAGGCGGTCATAGGGAACGCATACAGGAATGGAATGGATGCCGACAAATTGGAGGAACAGCTTCAAGGAAAGCTCAACAGTGTTATGAGCAGAGCAGAGTGGGCCGCAAGAGACCAAGTGTCTTCGCTCAACGCAGGGCTCATGAAGCAGATGCAGACCGAATCAGGTTCAGACAGGTACATATGGAAATCGATGGGCGATGGCGATGTGCGTGACTGCCATATGCAATTTGACGGACATGTATACTCGTGGGACGAACCTCCAGACGACTGGTATATCACCAAGACAAGAGGCATTGTATACAGCGGAGAATGTTATAACCCCGGAGAGGGGCCAGGATGCAGATGCGTGGCGATACCAGTATTTGACATGGAAAATCTGAACCTTCCCGTAAAAGAAACGGAATGACAGGAGCGGTTAAAAAAGCAAAATGCCCTCCTGTTGGCAAAAATTGTTACCAATAATATAATTTAATATGGACATTTAGCAGGGCAATGTCCCTGCTTTTTTGTTGCTCCGAAAAGGAGGGTAAACACATGAAAAGTTCGATAAGAGGGCGTGATTCTCCTCTTTTTGAAAAGATAGTCGGACGGTGAAAGGAGAAATAATATGGCGAACGAACAGGTCATTATCAACCTTAATCAGCAGATAAAATATGTGGCTGACAGGATTGGTAGTCTTGCGGAAGGCATTGTTGCCATGGAGGGCAATGATGCCATTTGTGAGGATTATGAGAACTTCCTTTTTGACGAGGTCGCTCACCTGCAGGTGCTCACGCTTGAAATCACACAGGCAGTAACTGATGGAGAACAGATGGAAGCCGACGAGGCCTTCATGGAAGGTGAGCTCGTATCCGAGCAGGAGGATGAAGAGGATGTTGCCGCAGAGACAGCTCCAGAAGAGCCTCCAAAGGAGGAAGAGAAATGAAGCTGAAGAGGGTAATACGCCTTGACAGCACAAGGCTGAACAGGGCGTTCTTCACCGATGAAGGCTATCTTGTTGACACGCCAATTGTCACAAGCACTGGAATATTCGAATACACAAACCCAGACGGTTCGACGAGACGGGAGCTGAGGCTCCCCGATGAAGTGTTTGACCCGCTGAGTCTTGCCAGTTACGAAGCAAAGCCAGTAATCATCACTCATGATGCAGGGCTTGTGACGAAGGACAATGTGGCTGAGAACGAGATAGGCACAATCCTTACAAAGGGATTCAGGGATGGCGAAAATGTCAGGGCGAAAATCGTCATCCACGACACGGACGAGATGAAGCAGAGCGGGCTCAAAGAGCTTTCGCTCGGATACAATCTCGATCTTGATGAAACGCCCGGCGAATGGAACGGTCAGCCTTATGACGCAATACAAAGGAACATAAGGATTAACCACCTTGCTCTTGTTCGGGAGGCAAGAGCTGGAGAACAGGCACGGCTGAACATAGACGGTCGTGGCGCAGAAATGAAAGGAGTCAAAGCTATGAGCATAAGAACCAAGACAAGACGCTCTGATGGAATCCTGTCCCCTGATGAGCTGAAAGAAGCCATCAAGGAGTACAGAGCACGCCATCCCGAGGCCGGACAGACTGGCAATCAGGATGACGACAAGGCAATTCCTACAGAGCCTATGCCTGAAATCCCTGTTGTCGAGAAGGACGCAGAAGAGGAGAAAGAACAGGTTGCACCCGTTGCCGCACCTGCACCTGCTCCTGCACCTGCTCCCGAGGAACAGGCAATGGCCATCAAGGAGAAGCAGGAGGCGAAGAAAGACGCAGAAGAGGATGACCTCGCAACTGCGAAAGACACCATCGCCCATCAGGACGAAGACATCCAGACACTTCTGGACATCATCGACACCCTGCTTGCAGAGCGTGATTTCAAAGACACAAAGACAGATGCAGAGGAAACGGCCACTGCCGTTGAGCCTGAAGAGGAAGAGATGGAGCAGGTCGATGGAGTTGATGACGACATCCCTGCTACGAATGAAGCAGAAGTCGAGAGCGTTGAATGCGCCGAGAAGACGGACTCCGAAGATGACCCGATTCCTTCCACCGACAAGACGGAGGTCATGAATGCAGACAGCATTGATGCCATCGTCCGTACCCGTGTGAAGCTCGGCATCGTCGCAGAGAAGCTCAACCTTGACGGGCTTGAGGAGCTCCCTCTGAATGCGGCAAAGAAAGCCGTTATCAATGCTGTTCGTCCTTCCATCAACCTTGACGGAAAGGGCGCAACGTACATCAATGCCATGTTCGACATGGCCTGTGAAGACGTGAAGGCCAGTGCTCGGAAGAACACCAAGTACCAGAAGAAGCAGATGTTCAACGGTGATTCCAAGAAAGCTTCTCTCAGCACTCGTGGTTCTGCAGAAGATGCACGCCAGCGCATGATCGAGCGTCGTATGAAAAAGAACAAGGAGGTCAACTAATATGAGCGCACAGACTGCATACAGATATTCCACACCAATCGGCGTGGCCGGCGGAATCGTCGACCTTGCGCCTTATGCCATCGACACCCTCAAGAATGAGGAGGCGAACGGTGTTATGACTTTCGGCATCGCCGTTGTCTCCGGCACCGATGTCGGTGTCCAGATCAAGAAGCCCGTTGCGGCTTCTACTGCGGCCAACTTCGAAGGCATCGCAACCAACAACCTGACCACAGAATATGACCTTGACGGAAAGATTCGCATCCTGAAAGGTTCTCCTGTCGGCGTCATGAGATACGGCCGTGTTTACGGCAGAGTTGCTGATGGAGTCACTCCCGCATATGGCGAAGCCGTGTACTTTATCAAGTCCGGCGAACAGGCAGGATACTTCACCAACAGTTCCACCGGCACCGTTGCCGTTAAGGCGCGTTTCCTTGGAACTGTAGATTCCACAAACCGTGTGGCCGAGATCGAGCTGTTCAATCAGGCTCAGGCTTAATGAAGGGAGATGAGAGTTATGGCTAAGAAAATCCACACATCCTATGACAGAGCCGATATGCAGGCTCTTCGCAATTCCGGCATACCTGCCGCAATCATGACCTCTGAAGGTGCAAGATTCGACAGCGCAGACGATGCCTCTGTATTTTTCGCTCGTGAACTCGACTACGTTAAGAGCCAGTCTTACGATGTTGAGTATCCCGAGCTGACCGCTCTGAACCTGTTCCCCCAGACCTCTGAGGCGGACGAAGGCGCAGAGACCATCACCTACTACACCTACGATAACGTTGGTCTGGCCAAGGTTCTGGATAACTACTCCACGGACCTGCCCAGAGCTGACATCATCGGCAAGCCAAGCTTCGCCACCATCAAGTCTGTTGGTGACAGCTATGGCTATTCCGCACAGGAGATGCGTGCATCCAGACTGGCTGGCAAGTCTCTTGACGCAAGAAAAGGCGAGTCCGCACGTTATCAGGTGGACAACCTTATCAACCGCATCGCATGGGCTGGCGACAAAGGCTCCGGCCTGATGGGTGTTCTGTCTGACGGCCAGAACATTCCCCTGTACCTCGTGGCCGCTGGCGGGACCACTGGCAAGACCAAGTGGACCCAGAAGAGCGCAGACGAGATTCTGGAAGATGTCAACGGCATGGCAAAGCAGGTTGCAAAGATTACAAAGAACGTTGAGCGTCCTGATACCCTCTGCGTCCCTGCCGATGTCTACATGGACATCTCCACCCGCCGTATCCCTGATACCAGCACCACCGTGCTGAAGTTCCTTCTGGACCATGCGCCTTACATCAAGGACGTTATCTCCACTGCAGAGCTCGATGCAGACTCTCCTGAGACCAACCCTTATGCAGTGACTGGAGTTTCCTACAGCGTTGACGGCCAGAGCTACGTCACCACCGAGGGTGTCGGCGTTGCCTTCCTGTTCAAGAACGATGTCAGAAAGCTGGCACTGGAGAACCCTATGCCATTCAAGCAGTACCCTATTCAGGTGAGAAACCTCGACACTGTCATCCCTTGCGAAGCGAGGACCGCAGGTGTCATCGTTTACTATCCTCTGTCCTGCCTGATCGCAGTCGGAGTTTCCTGAGCGCCACTGCCAAGGCTTACTGTGGAGCAATAATTTCGGCGGGGCTGTCAAAAAAACAAGACAGCTCCGCCATTTATCGAAAGGAGCAGAAATGGCAGAATTCAAAGATGCGAATACACGGGACAGCGTGAACGACTATCTTGAAAGGATAGCCAATGCGCTTGCCGGAGAAGAGGAAACGCCATACACTGGCCCGAAGGACAGGCTCAGACATTCCCTTGAAAGGATTGCTGAGCACTTCGAGAAAGAAAATGAAAAGCCGTAATATCCGGCTTCAATGACGAAATACTGCACATACACGATTGGAGGTTTATATGCTGCTTAAAAACACCGGAGAGAAGATTATCAATATCGGAAAAGACATCATCATGCCCGGAGAGGAAAAGGAATATGAAGAGGGCGTTATCGGAGCAAGTACACTGAAAGTCCTCATCGGCAAGGGATTTCTTTCTGTCACAAAGAACAACCGCAAGGCGGATTTCGGCACAGAAAAGGTCGTCTTTGACGAACCGTTTTTCAACACAGAAGACACGGCCGCTGTTGACGAGAAAAAGCCCGCACGTGGAAGGGGCTCCAAGAAATCCGAGTAAAGGGTGCATGATATGACAGCTGTTGAAATCATCAGGCTTATCGGTCCAGAGTTTAATGACATGGACGACGAGAAGCTTGAAAAGTGGGTGGAGATAGTCAAGCCGATGGTAAGTAAGAAACAGTTCGGCGCTTTATACGAACAAGCTCTGGCCTATCTCGTGTGCCACAAAATGAAAATGGCTGGAGAAGGTTCAAGCCCGCTCGGAGAAGAGCTGGGGAATATCAACACATTCGGTTTTGCACTTAGCAGTGTTTCTGAGGGTGGAAGCAGTATCAGCTTCGGAGCATCTCAGAACTCCAATATCGCAAAAGATGCAGAGTATGGTCTTACATCATACGGGATGCAGTATCTCAACCTGAGAAAGCTAGTTATTGTTCCTATCCACGTAAGTGGTGAAGACATGATTTAAGCAGGTGAGGATATGAATATTTCGATTTTCAACAGAGACTATCTGATGCGGAGGTATTCTGCTGATGACAGCTTTGTTGACTCTATGATTAACATCCATTTGCATGAAGAAGAGCGAGGATCAGGGCGGTGGGCTGAGACTCAGGGGATTGTCAGGAACATCGCCGGACACGGGATGGTGGAGCTGAAAGAAGCAAGACTCGAAAACGGTACGAGAGCAGACAGAGTGTTTTATAGAGGCCGATGGTACGAGTGCGTATCATCGGTCTTTTACGACCACACGGCACTTTCGCATTACAATTACAAGTTTATTGCAATTCCTGAAGATGCGATGGATACGATAACGCTGTTCAATGCTGTGCTTGATGAAGAGTCTGGGCTTGATGTTTATGTGCCGACTGTTATAACAGGAGTGGCGTGGACATCGGTTATAAGTGCGGAGAAAGACACGAACGGGCTCAAACCAGCACACAAATATACGATACGGATTCCAGACAATGCAGATTTCTCTGGGAAGACATATGTTGAACCAGAGGCATATGAAGGCAGTGAAGGCACGTTCACATTCATGCCCGGCTGTTACATCGTAAAGGGCAGGGAGGAAGAGAACGGGAGCCTCCCACAGCTCAGGAAAAAGCATTGGGATATAGTAACCGTATTGACGGTATCAGACTTCAGGAAAGCACCAAACGACAGGCATTGGAAGATAGAAGGAGAGTAATACATGAACATCAGGATTGATATGGAATTCGATGCAGTGCTTGATTACAACAGCCTTCTGAAGAAGTTCAACCTTGAGCCTAACGGGAAGGTTCAGGAAGCAATAGACAGGTCTTGTATAGAATGGTGCAGGATGTACGCACCATGGCGGACCGGAGACTTGGCGATGAACCCTGACTATGAAACCGAAATAGGAAGCGGCGTCATCAGGTACAAGGTCCCGTATGGAAGACGTGTGTATTACAACCCAGACAACATGCAGTTTTCCACGGAAGTAAACGCACTCGCAGGTTCACACTGGTTTGAGCGTGCAATGGCTGACCACGCACAAGATGTATTAAGAGAGGCCAAAAAGGCAACTGGAGGATGAGATGTCTGTGACTGATAACGTTGGAAATCTCAGGAACTGGTTTAGAAAGTGCCCTGCCATACAGAAGCGTAGCAGGATAAGGGCAGACTACCTTGCTGACCAGCCTACTGAATACAGTATCTTTAGCTCACCTTCCTCACTAAGCAGTCACGAAAACATTCTTGGCGAGACTGTGCTGGATGACATTCAGATGCAGAACTTCGTTCTGGCATCAAGAGAGCCATACGGAGCAGACATAAGCCAGAACCTTGCGAATCTGGTCTTTTACCAAAATGTAACAGCATGGATAATCGAGCAGAATAACGCAGGAAATTTTCCGGACTGGGACGGTGGAAGGATAAAGTCAATACTGCCGACTATAACCGCTTATCCGGCGCAGGCTGAAAGCGATGTTGCAAAGTACCAGATACAGATACAGATAACATACAGGAGGTATTAAATTATGCCGAAAATAGAAAGAAAATATCTCGCCCATTTTATCGATGCCGGATTCGGCGGGGCAACGGCAAATTACATCAGGATAGGTAAAGACCTTGAGGAGTACAACGAGGAACTGAACCCTGATGTCGAAGTCAACAAAAACATTCTGGGCGAGCAGTCTGTTCAGCACAATGGCTATGAAGTCCAGTCCGATGTAGACCCATACTACGCCTATATCGGAGACCCGCTGTGGGACCAGCTCTCCACTATCGCCAACGAGCGCAAGACTGGCGATGCGTGCAAGACCACAAAAATCGATGTCCTTGTCACCGAGGACGGAACAGTTACGTGGGCTTACAAGGAGGATGTATACATCATCCCCAACAGCCTCGGAGGTGACACGTCTGGTGTTCAGATTCCGTTCACCATCTACAACGATGGCAACCGTGAGAAGGGCACTTTCGATCTGACTACAAAGAAGTTCACGCCAAGCTGACAAAGCCAAAGATTACACGGTGCATAATTAAATAGCGCACACAGGAGAATAGAGCCCGGGAAACTGGGCTCTATTTTTGGATGCGAATAAAAAGGAGAATGCAATGGCAGAAAAAACGATGAAGATAGTTGTTGATGACGGAAGTGTAAGAGTGCCGATTGAGAACATGATAGGCGAGGAAATTGGCTCGTTCTGCTTCAGGCCAACTGATACTGGGATGTATACAAGGTATCACGAAGCAATGGACCGTA